AACAGATCTCACAGCCCTATCATAACCGCCGAAGCCTCCTAAGAATGCTAAGGGTGAACCAAAAGCAATTGCAAAGACTTTGTTTAACCAGAGATCCTCATATACTTCTTTAGCAGCGGCGCCGCCTAAAGACAAACCACCTACTAGTGGGCTTACATCAGTGTCACCCTCTCCAATACCAAATATTCTCGCAATGTGAAATTTGGAATAGTTACTCTTGATTACGTCACCCACTCGCATTCTAATAATAGGCGACGAACCCATAATTTGACTAAACGGCTGAACAAATTTTGCACCTGACTCAACATCTGAAAGCGTTGTACCCTTTGTCCACTGAGGATATGCCATCGTTGTTAGCTTGTTTATCTTAAACCACATCTCGTCAAAGTCTTCTTGGGAAGTTGCAACAATGTGAAAACTCAAACCTATGGCTCGATCTGTGCTTTTATAAGTCTGGACAGGATCAATTCGCCCATAACCCGACGTCGCTGTATGATTAATTGTATAGTCGTCAGTTAAACTCCCTAAGAATGCATGAAAAGATACTATCTCATTTGTTCTTAGATCGTGAAAGTAAAACGGAACATACTCTGCGTCTAGCGCATTCTCCATGCGTTCGACAATATCGCTGGGTATTCTTGCTGCTGAGCCTTCCATGTTCATGTCAATGTATGTTTTATTTGCTAAGCTTGAAACTATCATGCCTTTGAGTGGGTTTGTTCCTGTGCCGCCGGTTCCCATTCTGATGCTTGCTCGCATAACATTTTTTGGTATCATGTATAGTGCAGGTAAGGAGTTGTTTCTCCACGCCAGTGACATGTTCGTAAACCCGCCACCGGAGCGACTTTTCATAATTCTAGATGCAGGTGAGTCCGGAAGCTGATCAACTCTGAATGGGCCTTTCCCGTCAACACTAGCACTCACATCGTCATCACCCCCGGACCTCATAAATCCAATGTTTCCAATTAGAGCAACAGTATTTAACATGCCTACTACCCGAGATCTGCCAAACGTATCTAGTAACGTGTTAATACTTGACCCGTCTAGGCTGACACTGCTCAAACCACCAAATAATTGTATTGCTGTTCCAGCTGACCTTACAATGGATCTTGCAACTGACAAATAGTAACCTGCTGAGTTTCCTATATTATTAGTATCTCTTAAAGTAGCAAAGTCTGCTAAGCTTCCAAAAATAATCTCAGTTCCAAATCGGACACATTCTTCGTATGATCTTTGTGTAGGAACAAGTAGTAAATTTCTTAGCAGTCTTAACTTTGGGTCTGCGTATGTATTCTGGGAGCTTTCTCCTTTCATATACGGTCCGTGGCCCAAGTTTGACTTTCGACCTTTTGCTGCCTTAGAAATTGAAACCTGTAGATTCTTCACTGCTGATCCCATCAACAATAATGCAGCTGCAGCTTGAGCAGGCATCAGGTCAGACGCTGGACCCGAAAAAGGTGTCTCTGGCGTTGAGAAAGCACCGACAGACTGTTTTTCAATAGGTATCACACCTGAATCGATGGTCTCACCAGCATTTTGCGGTACGTTAGGGGATGTGGGTGTGCTTCTTGCACGTAAATTGCTGGGTGCTACTCTCACGCCACCTGCTGAGTTAACATCTACTGTAGCTTCAGGAAAGTCATATTGACTTTCTGGATCTAAGCTGTTTCTAAAGTTTTCACCATCAGCACCCGGATCTGATGGGTAATTATAGCCTGCAGCTTGAATCATTAATGACAGACCCACTTTTTTTAATTGATCAAAAATTACAGTTTCTGCATTTTTATCATACGCTCCGTAGCCTCGCTGATTTGTATTAACATCTTTTGTGTCCCACACATCAGGCGTAATATTTTCGTTCTTATTAGCGTACACATTAGTTGATGTCTCACCAGGTCCTGGGTTATACCTGTTCTCTTCTTGTGCTATTCTAGTTGCAGCCTGGGGTGCGCCTCGATCACCTAGAAGAGTATCGGCGGTATCGACAACTGTTGAGCCTGCCTTGTCTCGTTCGCCACCCTCAATGGATGCTAAAAGATAGTGACCAGTCTTGTCAGACGGTTGATCATCTGTGCCTTGCTTGTCTATTATAGTTCTTAATGCTCCGCCGACATCTACACCAATTGTCGGGTTATTCGCATCAAATTTTCCGCTATTTGAATATTGACTTAGAGTTGCGCCTAATTTTTCACTAGGATTTGCGCGTGTAACGAAAGTTGCAGGTGACCCACTAGATGTATCTACTCCTTGCAACTCTGCCATTGCGAGATACTCACCGCGATTACTGGGCGCAGCAAACTGTCCATCTGGCCCTACTCTAAAAATCATTTTTTCATTTTCTTGCAGCCAAGCCACCCAATTTGACAACAGTGCTTCATCGCTTGTATTTTTAACGCCGCCAGGGGTAAAAAGATCTGTATTAGAATCTGTTGTACCGACCATACTAACATCAGGTAGTAAGGGTTTGTTTGTACCTGGCTCTACACCCAAGTCGTCGCCACTATCAAACTGACCATTTCCACGATTATCTACAGAAAATGCAATCGAATCTGATGCATTTTGATTACCTGTGTAATTTCTAAGGAATTGCCCTAACTTTTCTCTGGCCATGGAATCTCCGTTACACCGTTGTTATCTTGAAATGCTCTTCGATTAATAGCACTGCCCATGACTTCTAAAAATTTATCTGGGCCTTCTTCTGTCTGGATAAAGTCATCAAAACTTTTACATAAAGTATTCATCACATGCGCCATCTGCGTCACTTCTGCCACAAACTTCTCTTTAGACTCATCAGGCACTGACGCTAAAAGCTCCTGATAAAACTTATTTTTCTCAATTGTTAAAAGCAAATCTTCCATTATTAATCTTCAGCTCCCGGGGCCATCTTCACAGTTTGACCTGTGGGTGTTGGTGTATTAACAATCTTTTCTGTGAGTAGTTGAAGCTGCTCGTTCCCTAACTTAAGGTATGCAGTCACTTGAACTGGCTGGCTGCCTCCTTTTGTAGACAAGGCCTTTGTTAATCTATTAATTGATCTATCTAGATTACCTGTATTGACAGAGTCACCTCGTCTTGACAGACGGTTGGATTCTTGTTCTGCCTTAACCATCCGCTCTTTTGGAAGTAGCCCGTCGGGTGAGTCAGCTCTTAGTGAAACAACTCTAGCCATGCGCTCTTTCTGTGAATCGAGGATTTTTTGAACACTAGCACCACTCTTATCTTCCATGGCTTCTGCGACGCCCTCAGCATCGAGACCCATCTTCTTGAGAGAGTTTGCCATATCTCTTTGCTGCCTGATTGATAAGCTACCGAGGCCCCTACTGCTCTGCTTAAGAATGTTGAGCTTATCCTCAATATGACCGTAATCCTTCTTAAACTTCTTCATTTCATCGCCGCCTTCATAGGCGAGCTTGAGCAACTCTTCATCTTTGATGTTGCTCAGGTCCTTGAGCATTGTCTTTGTACTGCCTGTGAGCTTGTCGAACGGAACCTTTGCTTCCTTGAGTGCACCGACCATGTTTGCAAGAGGTGAACCCATCTCTGTAAATTTATCATAGACAGCATCAACACTAGTTAGTGGGCCTTCGTTGATCTGGGCTGTAAGCTTAAGCATACTGTCTTGGAGTTGTTTATTCGCTTTTTCGCTTAACCCTTGGAATCCTTCGTCAGTTGATATATCAAATCGCTTAAATGGCATGCCCAAGCTACCGATATCAAAGTCACCTGACCTGACCTTTGCTTCAAGATTTTTGAGCTCATCGTCTGTCATGTTGACGAATTCTTTAAGTGCACCCTTGATCTCTTGACCTGCAACTGCTTCTTTCATTGACCCCTGGAAGTCCTTTAAGGACGTGAAGTTTTTAGGTTCAAAAGCATTATTAAATCCTGCGACAGAATCTTCTGCTGTCTTGTTCATGTATCTCAGTATTGCAGCCTGAACGGGTGGTAGCGGTGAGTTCGGCTCAGATAATGGTGCAATTGCCTGAGCTATCCATTTACCCCACTGTGTGAATAACTTTTCAAGTTCTGGCCCTGCTTCTTTAAAGTATTTAATAATACCACCTACAGCAGCTTTAGCAATTTTGTCCATCGCGCTAATAAGTGGGTCCATGGAGCCCTCAAAGTCAAGCTTTCCTGCCTTGTCAAAAAATGTCACAAAGCCATCGCCAAGTGCATTAAGATTTTTGGTCATATCAGCTATATCTTTATCAGACAAAGAAAGTACGTCCTTGATGGCACCGCTTGCTTGTTCAATTGCTGTAATAGGAAGTTGTCTAGCAGTCTTTTCGCCCTGGAGTCCTAATTTAGCCATTACTGGGGTTAATCTAGTAATGGCACCCTTAAGTGCTCTGTCAAATACATCAGACGTTGTGATTGCGCCATCTCTAACAAGCGAGAGATCACCCTCAAGCTCTTGCATCGCATCCTTTGGTGAAAGCGTCTCAACCCCTTCAAGCGCTTTTGTGATCTCCGCGATCTCCTCAGGGCCAGCGCCTTCTGCAAACATACGCTCAATGGTGGGTATATCCAAGCCGGGTAAGACATCCTTGATCAGGTCTTTACCGTAAGCGCCCATCTGACTTATGTCAAGTCCTGTTGATCTAAACCACTGTTGTAATTGCATCAACGCGCCGCCCGGATCGTTCTTGGCAGCAAACATCATCTCAATCGGGTCTAAAACACCGCCGAAGACAGACTGTAGTGTCGCAGCAGATTCTATTGACCGATCGAAACCGTCAAATCCACTCATCATCGATGAAAGCTGTTCAACACTCATTCCGATCTTGCCGATCGCGCCTGCTGCCTTCGCTGCGTTCTTGACAGATAGATTTGCAAACTTATCAGAGTCTCTTATGAGTGCGGACATTGCTTTTGCCATGTCTTTGGACGATTTACCTGTCGTCTTCTCAAGAACCTTGGCATAGGTTGCCATCTCTAACATCATGTCACTATTGACTTCGCCCGTGCGAGATAGATGCCGCTCTTGCAATTCAGCCATTTCTGCTGTTGTTAAACCCATTCCCTGTGCGAGCATTCGATTATTAAGTAAGGACTCAGCCGCACCCTTATTCAGCATTTGATAGGAGACCAGGCCCCTGTCACCAAATGATTCAAGATGAGATATAAAGTTCTCAAAAGTCCCGAATGTCGTCGTGTAAGCCCGATCTGTAAGATCTGTCTGGCTATCATACATGTGCTTGAGTTCTGTGACATTCTCCATCAAGAACTTTGTCATGTCATTAGTGTGTGTTTCTGTCGCTCCAAGGACGTTACCTCCGACAGCGTCTTGAATTTGAGTATAGGCACTCATCAGGTCGCCGCCGTATTTGTCCAAGGTCGCCTTAGCCGCCAACATCTTTTCATCGGTCATGTCTTTTCCAGCAGCCAGACCTGCTGCCCATTCATCTTTGGCGGCTTTGACTGCTGCAAATATGCCCAATTTACTTTGTTTTGCTTGACCCTCCATCTGTTCAGACTGACGACCGATTTCTTCTGTCATCGATCCGTGATCACGGGCCGTCTTACTGAAAGAGTTGCTTAAGTCCACACCCTGCTTTCTTAGCATTGCGTCAACACGCTCACCTGCATTAGACGCTGACTCAAGACCATCCTTTAAGACAGAGTTTATAGACTGGTGTAACACTGCTTGATCACGCAAAAGTCCTTGCGTGACTTTCAACTGAGAGTTGATCTTTTTATAGATCGCAGACTGCATGCCTGGTGTATTCTTGTCAGCCATTAGACACTAACCTCACACTATAAATATACACAAGAAAAGTTTATCTTAGAAATGCTTCATACCCTTTGGTCGTGACGGTCTAGATGTTACATCTTCCACAGACTCAGACATGGCTGCACGCCTGTTTTCAAACTCTCTTGTAAGTCTATCGATAAACCAGTTTCGATATCTAATTGGCATGAGCCTACAATCTGAGTAACTCATACCAAGGTAGTACTGCAAAATAAACGTGTGTTCTAAGAACGTTTCTTTGGCACTAATCCCTAGGCCAAAAAAAGTTGGCTCCCATTGGGAGCTCGACCTCCGAGGTCTCGCCACAGCTATCACAGCTCATCCAAGACTTCATTTCTATACCGGGCTCGTTTGCATCCATGTATGCTCTAAGTTTTCTAGAATCTTGAGCGGGCATCCTATCAACAAAAATATTGATCTTATTTTTATCTGCTATTCCATTAACTGACACGACTGATCGCGCTAGTCGAGAAGTTACCAAGCTGTCGCCTTGCATACCTGGGATTGCAGCCTTTTTTCTCTCAGCAATAATGTTCATCTCTTCTTCGTCGTTACCTGTTAGAAACTTAAAATGAACTTCTTTCTTTGTGACTGGGAGTGTAAATGCGAATCTATTCTCACCTGGAGATACCGGATCAATAGTTAACCGTCTAATTGGTAACTCACCTAAATTAAAGTTTTGTTGACTCTTAATGTCACACGCGGGACATGTAACGTCTGCACGATAATCTACACCATATCCTGTAACTCTAACTGCAACCATCAGCGCATTACGATCACCAGTAAGCATGTCACTAACATTTACTCCCGGATCTAAAATACAAGATTGTAATAAAGATGTTATCACCGTACCCTTCTTGATCAATGCACGCGATGTCAAGATATCTTCTTCCTTTGCAGTCATTGCTTTTATATCAAGCATTGTCTTATTCGACAAGGGAGAGCTTGGATCATAAACTTTACCCTCAGATGGTAAGGGAACAGTCTCAACAGGTATTTCCCACCCAAAATCATCTCTCATAACATCACTCTTAGGAATCCCAGTTTGTCCCATAGCTTGGGCACCAAAGATTTCATTTTTTCTCTTAGACACATTTACTCCAGTTTCTATTAAAAATTATAGTTGTCAATAAAGTACATGTAAAATAAAAAAGCCTCTCAGAGAGAGGCTTTAAATGATAAAATAGGAAATTTAGAATTGTAAGACGCAGTTATCATATCTAAGTGTCATAGCAACTGTCATTGGTGCTGATTCGTCTTCATAAGTAAGTGACTGATAATCAACTGATGTGATTTGTGCACCCTTTATATCCCAAAGCTCAACAACTGTCCCCACAGGATCTAGGAGTTTAATTTGACAATCTCGCTTATAGAAATCAGCATAACCAGTACGAGCTGACACTGTTTCTTGATGGGTTCTAATCCATTCCATTACTTGCTGTGAAGCAGAAGGAGCGATTGGGTCATAAAGTGTTACATCCATCGTGTTGAAAGTCAGCCTTCCTGCGATGTATCTTTTTGCGTTAATAAACGGAATTTCTTGTTCAGCAATTGACATCGAGGGGCGTGCTGCAGTTTTCATAAGAAATGCGTCAATACCTTCAATGGCAAATATCCACCTAAAAACTCTTTTTGGTTCAAATTTGTTAGGTAGCATATCCTGAACTGATAGTGTCTCTGCCATGTTATAAATCTCCTAAGATTCTTTCTTCTATACTAAGTATATCAAAGTGTTATTGTATTCCTAAAGTTTAAGCACCAGAGCCTGCATTAGTTACAACGAAGTCAAGTGCAATAAATTCGATTGTACGTGTCGGCTGAACGTAAATCTTTCCTCTAATTGTGTTATTCTCAACATCTGCCTGTGTTGTCGTTGAGCTATCTATGATTACCTTAAATCTTTCAAGACCATTTTGCTCCTGAATACCCTGTAGAATTGGGTTAACAAGTGCGTTAAATTTATCTAATGTTGTTTGTCTGTTTGGTTCAAACAGAAGTGTGTTTGCAACAGCTCTAACGTTTCTTCTAATTTCTATAAGCAGACGTCTAACATTAACCCTATCGAGTGCTGATGCTGCAGCAAGAAGGGTTTTCTGGCCGAAGACCACTAAACCCGTGCCCGGGAAATCTGTAATTGGATTAACGTCAACATCGTAAAGATCATCAAGGTTTGATCTCTTAAGTTCCACGGATGCTCGTTGTGCATCATTTAGTGCACCTCTGCTAAATCCTGCAGGAGCAAACCAGGGATGACCAATTGCATCATTCAGCGCGAATGCTCCTAGTACAGCGACTGATGGCGGTACTTGAATATTTGTACCAACACCCGGATCTCTTTGAATGACATCTGGGAAGTACGCAGCGGCAAAAGACGTATCTAGCGCTCTATTCGTAAAGTCTGTAGTTGTATTCTTAACGTGCACAATCTGTGCAGATGACGTAACAATAGTGTTAAGAGTATCGCGCTCCTCGATGTCCATGATGTAAAGTGCATCAAATCTACTCTCGACGGAATCGATCGCATAATCTGTAATTCCTGTATCTCTCATTCCTGGGATTGTAAGAAGCTTGATTGACACGTCAGATGTGTTACCCATTATGTCGATAGCTTTTCTAAATGATGCAACTGTAGGACCTGACGTTGCACCTTGTGCTGTTGCGTCATCCATTTCTCTAACTGCTGCTGCATTAGTTAGCTTCATCTTGTCTTTATTGAATAAGTTTGTACCGTCAAAACCACCTTGCAAGAAGAATGTAAACTTAGCGTAGTTTCTATTTCCTGCAGACTTGAGATCATCAACTTTGAAAGCTCGGGTCTTGTTAGTTTGATTCGCAGTGATATTCCCTTTTCTATTATATGATGCACTTAACCAGTAAGATGGATCTGCAAGTGTATCTGATCCTGTCCTAACTTGAATTTTCTCTAATGTGAACTTGTTGTTGTTAAACCTATCTGAATCGAATATTACGCCACCTGAGTCGGCTGTACCCGCATTATTTCCGACTGAGAAGTCCTGATCTGATCCTTCAAAGCGCGGGAAGAACTTTGCGTATGTTCTCATAGACTGATTAAACAACGCAACCTTGTTAGGTTCTGTAATGTCTTCCTTATTGCTAAACTGCACACCCCAGTAAAACGACGCCTTTGCTCGTTTTGTCTGACCAGAGCCAAGCGCAACAGTTTCTCTGAATGGGATGGGAGGCTCAACTGCTCTATTGAGATTTACCATTTTACCTTGAATATCTTCTGAGCCTACAGGGTTGACTCCTGCAAAGTTTAGTACACCCGTAACTGGATGAAGTTGTGACGAACCAGATGTTACCATATGATATGGGCCACGGAAACCCATGGGAAGACCTTCGTCAGGAATTTCAGATTTCTTGAGTGCAGTGGACTGCTTAATTCTAATAAGTCTTGAATTGTTTGGATAATCACCTTCAACTATAAGCTTTTGAGCACCTGAGTTTGCATCAAAATTATAGTAAGCTTTTTGATCACCCACGACACGTGCGATAAACCTTCCTGAAGTAGAGTCTAAGTCAACTCCTCTAAACGCTTCTAGCACAACAGGTAGTTCATCTGTGTCATCGAATCGTCTGACTACTAAATCGAATGATCCAAACTTTTCTGTATCTGAGTTGGTTTTCTTAATATTTTCAATTGATATCTTAAATCTATCAGTTGAGACACGCCCATCTGAGAGTGCTTCAACTCTAAATACATCATATGGTGAACCACCAAAGTCCTGTGAGATAACATACGGTGAAAATGCTGTAGTGTATCTACTTTCAAAAGACTCGTAATTCGGACGAGTTGAAGCGCCGCTATTACTATTAAGACTTCCTGATCCGTGTGTCAAGAACACAGCATCATTGTAAGGAGTGGTTCCGCCATCATCAGTAGAGCCTGGATTGAGTACTCCTGCACCTGTCACGACAGCTAGCGCTGGGTGAATATCATAGCGACCGTAAAGATAGTGACCTGCTTCTTCTATTTTAGTTGAGTCTGTATTAAAGATGTTTCCAAAATAATTGGGATTTCTCATATCTAATGATGCTGTGACAACACGTGGGTATAAAGATGAACCCTTGTGGCCGTTCAGGAGCATGACAAACTCTTGACTACCCAGCTTAATCGATCCTGTCAACCCACCACGCATACCGTCGTTTCCTGTGTAGCGATGGGTAGCGTTGTACGGGGTGCCCTCTTTGGTGTGACCTAATCGTGAGCTTGCTGTCAATGTAAGTGCGGGTGCCGAGCTGTCGGCTGTATAGTTTCCAGATAAACCTAGTGTGACACCAGAGGGCGCCATAAGTATACCACGGATAATTGGCACTGCGTGATTATTTTCGTAACCCCCAGTGAATGCACCGTTTGTAGCTACAGTATTACCACCGATAGAAACACTGGCTAGATCTGATGTTATAGTCCTGTTCCCGGTTGCACCAGCTGTGGCTTGAGTAAGAGTTAACGTATAAGGGTCTGAGCCGCCAACTGAACCCGCTGAGATTTTGGCGGAAAGTGAGCTTGCTGCAATTGCAGTTTTTAAGTGATCTGCTCCGTGCTTGGTACCTCCACGACTAAAGTTTGTCCCATCTGTTGTCCCATCCGTACAGGTGAATTCCACCGAAGTGCCATCTGTTGCCACAATGGTAATTGTATCATCTGCGTCCGGTGCGTTATTAAATGTAATCGTGACAGTAGCAGCTGTTGCTGATGGTGTGTTTACTTGAATCCCAGCTTCTGAAAATATTGTACTTCCATTTGACTCAGACATGAATGCGCCGAGGAAGTATGTTCTTCCTTGCACACCACCGCTGTTAGCATACGGGTTTTCGTTAACAACCCCATTGGCTTGAACCTGTTTCGCGCCTACAACAAAGCCGGCATTCGTTACTTTTCCTGTTGAGGAGCTTTTCTTCTTGCCATCACCCGCGCCTAAAACACGTATATAGGTGCAAGAAGCAGCATTTTTCAGCCACTCGTTTACAGCAAGTGGGCCAAATTTTTCGCCATCAGACGCGCCAAAAAGACCTGTAAAATCTGAATAGCTACCAACTGTCACAGGCACAAATGCAGGTCCATCATCAGCAGTACCAATGACTCCTGCAGGTGTCCCGACAGGAGTAACCCTTCTTGGTCCTGAAAGGTCAATTTCTCTAGTGCTTACGCCTGGGCTTCGATGTGTAAGTTCGGGCATTTAAGTTATCTCCAAAATCATCTTTAATTAATTATCATCTATACGAATTCTACACCAGCATTTGTGATGATGAAGTCAATTGAGATGAATTCAACAGCGCGAGTCGGTACAACGACTATCTTACCGTTTAATTTGTTAGACTCAATATCTTCTTGAGTGTTGTTAGTCTCGTCCATGACAATTCTAAATTCATCAATTCCTTGCTGTGCTTGTATCAGCGCAAGTTGAGGTGTTGCTAGTGCAACAAATTTATTTCTTGTCGAAGGTGTGTTTTGTTCGAAGAGAATTGTATTTCCAATCCCTGAGATTACGCGTTTAACCTCGAGCAACATTCTTCTAACATTAACTCTATCAAGCGCTGAGCGTGCTTGCTGTAATGTTTTCTGGCCAAAGATCACAAACCCTGCGTTGGGGAATGATGCAATCGGATTGATTCTTGCTTCATACAATGTGTCTCTATCACCTGCTGTGAGTCTTGCTTTCGTGTTAGCAACTGTTGACAGTGCGCCTCTGTTGAATCCTGCAGGTGCGAACCAGGGATATGAGACATTATCATTAAACCCTAATGCAGCAAGCGCAGCAATTGAAGCGGGTAATTCGACTGGATTTCCTGTACTAGCATCTGTCATGCTAACATCTGGGAAGTAAGTTGCTGAATAATTGCTATCTAGTGCTCTTGACTCAAACTTAGAAATTGTCTCTGTAACATTGACACGTTTGTCATCACCATCATATATTCTTGCTTTATCATCATCATATGATGCCATATCTAATAAGTAGATTGCTTGACTATAGTCTTTGACCAGATCCATTGTAAAATCAGTTACGTATGCGTCTCTAATACCAGGTATTGCAAGAATGTTGACACGTGTTGTCATTGGGTCTAGCATGATCTCAGAAGCAGCACGATATGAGGCAACTACATTATTATCTTTGCCGCTTCCAATTAGCATGTCGCCGCTTAGACCAATATCAAGCGCTGTGTTAACAGCAGGTCTAACAGCTGTAGCTTTTCCGCCGGTGTCGCTAGAAGATGCCTTATCATTTAAGCGAGCCATGTCAGTGTCAAGGATATTGACACCGTCGAAACCACCGTAAAAGATATTAGTAAATTTGGTATAGTCAGAGAATTTATTGAACTCAGTAGACGATGTCAGTGAAGCCAACGTTCCAAGTGTAATTCTAAAAGTACTACCAGAATTTACTGTATAGTATCGCTTATCAACTTTGCCGTTTCTCATATACGCTGCTTCTTTCATGTGATCAGGTGCTGTACCCGTCATCTGGGCAACAACAAGAGAAGCAAGATCAGAATCTTCTGGATCTGACCCGCAGAAGTTGAGGAATGCAACCTTTGTCAGAGAGAACTTATTGTTACAGAAAGCATCTGCACCAGACCCAGTAACCATCGTGCCTGCTTTTGGTAGTCCTAAGAATTTCGTATAAGACTTAACAAGATTGTTGGTTTCACCACCAGCATTTACATTCAAGAGCGAGTTGTCAAGTGTACCTGTTCTTGGGATACGTGTTGTCTTAATGCCCCAATAGTATCGACTGTCAACAATCTCATTAGTGCCTGGCTGACCGTAAGGAGCATTAGCAATCGTTGTTGAGACGTTGCCTCGGGTCACCTTGAATGTCATTGGCACGGGCGGTAAGATTGATCCAGTCAGTTCACCTGGGTGAACTCCGTCGCCTGCATGTTTTCCGTCAGCAGATCCTGACATCATTGCAAACCTTCTTCCTAAGCCTGCACCTAACGTTTCTCCGTTCGCTGGATCAAGTAATTTTGTGCTTGAATCTGTGAGCGTGTCTGATGTCTTCAAGACAGGTAAACCTCTAAAACCGAATGGAAGCGCATCAGCAGGCACAAGACCGTCTTCAACAGCAGAGTTCATAACAATTCTTACTCGTGTTGACATGTTTGGGTGTTTACCTGTTGTCACAAATCTACGCTCAGAAGATGACTCGGCATCAAAATTGAATACAACCTTTAAGTCACCGACTTTCTTTCCAATATAATCAGCACTATTTGGATCTAATGTGCACTGCGAGTATTGCTCAAGAATTTGTGCCCCAGTATCTGTATCACCAAACCCACGAACAAGCACTGTAAACGTACCGTACGAATTTTTGGGATCAGTTGATTTTCTAACGTTTGAAATTGAAATCTTAAACTTAGTGTTGACCGCTGCGCCATCAGAAATTGTCTCAAAGTGGAAAAGATCGTACTCTGTATCACCGTAGGGTTGCGAGATGAACGATGTCGTTCTTGCACCGTTATAACGCGTATCAAATCTTCCGTACAAATCCCTAAATGCAGTTGAAGATAAACCCGCGCCGTCGTCTGTATTTGCAGAGCCCGAAACTATAGCAACTGCACCTGTCTGATTAGATACTGTTGCCAACTCATCCTCAACTGCGAAGTCTGCATAGAGAAGGTGATTTT